TTACAGGCACTTGTGCTTTCATCGATTGGAACGGACATCTCGTGCTGAAATGGTACGAAGACACCGACATTGAGATTACCCCGAAGGAGAGATATAGTTCCGACTTACAGGAGAACGCCGTTACTATAAGCGGTGTTCAGATTAAGGATGGAGACACCATTCATCTCGTAGGTGATGATGCTTACGCCCTCAACATTGAGTCGAACAATCTCATCCAACACGACCACAGAGCCGTAGCAGAAACGCTCTATACGAAGTTGAATGGTTTTACCTACACTCCGTTTACGGCTACTGTGAAACCTATGCCGCATCTCTATCCTTTGGATAAGGTCTCCTTTGTGGATAAGGTCGGCGTAGCACATCCGACAATTATTACAGACTTCACCTTCACCTTGAACACGAGTACGAGTATCGGTGGTAAGGGTGAAACGGCAACGAAGAGTGGGTATGCGAGTGCGAACCCTCTCACAAAGGCAGAAGCCGCCATAATCAACGCTATTAAGCAGGAGCAGAACAAAGTCCTTAACGACAGAGTTCAAAGCGTGTTGGCTCTTAACGAGCTTATCAGTAATGCGTTGGGTCTGTTTGTTACTCCTGTTGAGCAGGAGAACGGCTCGACAATCTACTATATGCACAACCAACCGAACCTCGAAGAGAGTCAAAACATCTTTACGATGACTTCGGAAGGTGTTGCGTGGACTGCTGATGGTTGGAATGATGGAAACCCCGTATGGTCTTACGGAGCGACTGCTGCCGGAGATGCACTCTTCCGTATGCTTTCGGCTGAGGGTATTGAGGTCGGTAAGGTCGGAGAAGACTACAACATTGAGATGACCCCTCGTGCATTTAGAATCTATTACAGAGAAATGCTCGTTACGGAAATCGAAGCAGACGAAATGACTATCCCGAAAGCGATGTTCACGACATACGCTGAGTGTGGCAAGATTCGTCTTGTCCCTCATACGGAGAACGGCGTAGTGATGGGAACTAATATGGTATTTATTGATTAAGGAGGTGGAGATGTATGGCACTAAGCGGTAGTTTTTACAATTACCCGACAAGTAGTTTCGGCTTGTACTGCGAATGGAGCGGCTCACAGAGTAAAATCGGCAACTATACCGATGTTACCTTGAATGTCTATCTGTCGTATTACACACTCGAAGTTGGTGCAAGAGCAGACTCCACCGTTTCCATCAATGGTACTTCTGAGACTTACACAGTTGCAAGTATCTACGACTACTCTTCGGGTTGGAAAAAGAAACTCTTAAAGACCTATACTGTAAGGGTTTACCATAACTCCAATGGTACGAAGACGGGCGTTGAGTTAAAAGCGACTTGGCGTTTTTCGGGTACATATAGTGGCGTATCGATTGGTACGATTACTGCTAAAACCACAGTCAATCTTGACACCATCGACAGAGCCGCTCCCACAGTCTCTTGTGCTACATCGGTCGTATCGAGTTCGAGTCTTAAAATCACGGCAACGGCTTCCACCACTTGTGATGTGTGGGAATACAGTCTTGACAATGGTTCTACTTGGACTCAGTTCTCAACAACCTCTGCGACCTCACAGAGCAAAACGCTTACAGGTTTAACGAGTAAGTCTTATTCCATCAAGGTTCGTGCAAGGAAGAAGAGCAATCAAGTCAAGGGAACATCGGGTACTTCCACCTGCGACATCGTTGCTCCTACGCTTACCTTCACAAATTCAAACATCACGGCGAACTCGGTTTATATCAACGCTTCTGCTTCTGTTACCTGTGATATATGGCAGTACAGTATCGATGGCGGTTCTACTTGGACTCAGTTCTCGACTACTGCCGGAACAAGTGCCACTAAAACCATCACGGGTCTTTCTCCGAATGTTACCTACAATATTAAGGTCAGAGCGAGAAAGAAATCCAATGGTCTGTATGGTGCTTCCGCAGGAACGAACATTACCACGCTTGGCGGTTCTGTATTGAACTCTGTAAGTGCATTGACAATCGATGCCACAAACCCCGTGCTTTCGCTGAATTGGACTGTTTACGATGCCGACTACACTCATACCCTTGCAATTAAAAACGGCTCTACGAGCGTTCTGACGATTACAGGGTTATCGGGAAGTAAAGGTACAAACAACAAAACCTATGCGTTCACGGCAGCACAGAGAACCACTATTCTTAACGCAATGTCGGCACTCGCTTCTTTTACCGCAACCTTTGTACTTACTACCTATGATGGTTCTAAGCAAGTCGGTGATGCTTCGAGTATAACCGCTACGATACAAACTACGGCGGCAAACTCAGCACCTACCTTCACGGGATTTACTTTTAAGGACAATCTCGCTAAGACTGTTGCGGTTACTGAGAATAACCAACTTTTCATCAAAGCGTACTCTCAGTTGTTGGTTACTTGTACGGCGGCTACGGCTAAGAACGGTGCCACGATTGCAAGATATACTGCGACCATAGGTACTGTATCGAAGAGTTCAAATACCACGAGTATTTCCTACGGAGCGATAGCGAGTTCGGGAAATCTTACTCTTACTGTTACCGCCACAGATAGCAGAGGTTATACGGCAAGTAAGTCTATGACAATTACAGTCATCGATTACACCGACATAACAATCGACTCGTGGATGATGCGAAGAGTAAACGAGGTTGAAGCTCAAACTCAGTTGTCCTTTGCAGGTAAACTCTCTTCCGTGTCTATTGATGGTACTGCGATGAACACTTTGCAGTCCGTTCAGTATCGATACAAACAAACTACCGCAACCTCTTGGAGTAGTTGGTACACCATCGGGGATGTCGAAGAGACCTACGGCGGTTTCTCCTACGAGAGTGCGGCGTTCATCACCTTAGATGCGAGATACTCCTACAATATTCAGATTAAGGCGGCAGATGAGTTATCCGCTCACACGATTGGCTTTGTGCTGAATAAGGGTACTCCTTTGATGGCGTACAGGTCGCAGAAGGTCGGTATCAACAATGTTGACCCTCAATCTGCTTTGGATGTCATCGGTGAAATAATGATGAATGGCTTCAATGTTATGGGCTTTGTGCAGGAGTTAGGTAATACAGAAGACCTTGACGATATGCTTGATAACGGCATCTTCACTCAGTCTCTTAACGCAAACGCAAGTACCGACAGGCATTACCCTGTTGCAAAGGCAGGTTATTTGGAGGTCTTGGGAAACCCACAAGGTTACAAACTCCACCGATATACTACTTTCGATTGTAGCGGTATGTATATTCGTTACAAATATCAAGGCTCTTGGAGTTCTTGGAAATCAATTACTCTTTCATAAGGAGGTAGGACAATGGCACAGATTATAAAGCAAATCACCGTTGATGTGGCGAAAAAGAACCTGTTTCAAGCAATCGTAGCAAAGCAGAATGATAGTAATTCGAGATTCTTGCAGGTTGCGTTTGCCAACGAGGGAGAACCCATCGTAGTTGAACAGAGTTCGAGTGTTATCATCAACGCTGAGAGAGCAGACAACGCATCGAAGTCGTTTGCCGGAAGCGTGAACGATGACGGGACCGTTACTGTCCCTCTCACGAATTGGATGCTTGAACTTGACGATTTTGTCCGTTGCGATGTTTCTATTATCGATTCGGAGTCGAGAAAATTAACCTCGACCTCATTTACGATTGAAGTCGAAGCGGCGGCAAATTCGGGAGAGGACATCTCCGATGATGAAAACTACGACATTCTTATTACCTTGCTCGGTGATGTTGCTGATACTAAGCGAGAGTGTGAAGCCGCAACTGCTTCTGCGAGTGCGGCGGCAGAGTTCGCAACCAACTCTTCCAATCTCGCTGATGAAGCAACGGTCAAAGCGACCGATGCCACCACGGCGGCAGTACAGGCAACTCAAAATGCCAATACTGCTACGGAAAACGCAAACGCCGCTACCGATGCGGCTAAGGTTGCAACTCAAAATGCAGATACCGCCACGGAGAGTGCTACTGCGGCAGCAGAAGCGGCAAGAGCGGCGGCAACTGCGGTAGGTGATGAAATCGATGGTATCGTCATCAAAGATACTACAAACTCTGTCGATTACATCGCTAAATTACGACTCATTGATGGCAAACCTGCCATTGAGTATGTAGAAATATAAGGAGGATAAGTAAATGGCAAATGTATTGAATCTTTTGTCTGAGGAAACCTTTGCTGAAAAGATGGACACGCAGAATGTTCTCTTGGCGGCAATCGCTTCCCAAAACGGAGGTATCGCAATTACCTCTTGGGCTGATGTGCAAAAGCTCGTAAGAATGGGCTTGGCATCGAAGGTCTTCACCATCGGAGACCAACTTACTTGTCAGCGTGGAAGTACCACTCTCGTATGGGATATTATCGGTATCGACCACGATACACCGACCGACAAGACCAAAGAACACAGTCTCACCTTGCAGTTGCACGACTGTCTCCTCTCTTTGCAGTACGATAACACCGAAGCGTTGTTCTACGCAGAAGAGGAACTCCCGGCAGGTACATATAACTTTACCTTACTCGCAGGTTATGATACTACCTACGGCGGCGGTAAGACCTATTCATTCACTCTTGCAAACCCCGTTCCGGCAGGTGGCGTGATTATGTTCCCGTGGGGGTATAACAAACAGGCGGCTGATACCAAAATCAGCACCTATGAGAGCGTTACTGCAACGGCAGTTATTGAGACTGTGGCGGTTGCTCAAAATGCAGATGGTACGGCTCTTGAATCTATCGGTGAGTGCAACCACACACATCGTATTCGCTATGGTTCAAATAATTGGCGTGAGTCTGCTATGAGACAGTATCTCAATAGTGCTGCCGCAGCAGGTAGTGTGTGGACTCCTAAGACCAATTTTGATAGACCTCCCTCTTGGGCGGCAAATACCGCAGGTTTCCTTAACGGCTTGGATGAAGACTTCCTTGCAGTTATCGGAGAGGTCGATAAAACCACCACTCTTAACACTCTCACCGATGGCGGCGGTAGCGAAATTAACGCAGAGAAGTTCTTCCTGTTGTCTCGTTCCGAAGTTTACGGCGGTAACGAGAATGGTATCTCTGAGGGTGCGGCTTATCCTTATTATGTAAATAATTCGGATTTCAGTTCACCTACGACCGAAAAGGACACCAATCGCATCAAGTACAGAAACGGTGCCGCTCAGTATTGGTGGCTTCGTTCTCCCCTCACCTCGAGCTCGCACTATGTGCGTTATGTGGGTACCACAGGCGGTGTCAGCGGCAACTATGCGGACAGCAGTACCGGTGTTGCCCCGGCTTGTTGCATCATCTAAAAATAACAAATCGCCCCGTTAGGGGCGTAAGGAGCAGAATATGTCAGTAGTAAAGTCAAAACGAGGAGAAGGTCAGTTGTTGGTTATCACTAAGGCTAACGAACTTGCCACCTATACCATTAAGATATGCTCTAACGAGAAGAACTTCCCGAAGCATTATAGATGGTGTATCACGAGCAAGATTGTCGATGCCGCTATTGAAATCAGTAATAACGCAAATATGGCGAACTCGGTCTTCGTGAAGGACAGTTCCGATTACGCTATCCGTAAGCAGTACCAAACCAAAGCACTTGCTTCGACATATTCTCTCCT